TCCACATGACCACGGATGGTGGCTTCTGGAGCGCGGACGAGAGCAAGACCGTGCGCATGCAGCTCGTCCCATCCCAGCAGCAGGGCGGTGGCCAGGGAGGCGGAGGTGGATCCAGCGGTGGAGGGGGTGGAGGCGGCGGTGCGCAGGCGCTGGATGCGTCTGGTGGTGGCGGCAGTAGCGGTGGCACTGCTGCAGGCCAAGGCGGTCAGGGCGGCCAGCAGATGGGCCAGAAGCCCGTTTACAAGAAGGGCCAGGATTCCGCGTACTACGTCGACGTGAAGAAAGACAAGACGACCGCGTCTGGCAAGGAAGTGCATCTCAAGCTCGACGACAAGCAGACCTACGTCCACTGCAAGGAAAAGAACGTCTATCTCGGCGGCGAGAGCACGAGCAGCACCCGCGCCGCCACCTTCAAACGCGTCGTCCTCGAGGACGGTACGATCGCCCAGAACGTCTACGCCAAGGCCGGCGGCTCGGTCGAAATGGTGGCGCCACGCGCACCTGCGGTGATCGATGGTGGTTTTTTCTAATGGGCGACATCCGCCTCGTTCAGCAGTCTGTCTTCCCATATCAAACCGAGGTCTCGGCCGACTGGTCGCTGCTTAGCGACGGCACACTGGACCAAACGCAGGCGCTCGCCACGGCGGCCATTGTCGCGCTCGGGACCGATCGTCTCGCGGACGAGGGTGATCTCCTCCCGGATCCGGATTCGAGTGATCGCCGCGGCTGGTGGGGCGATCTGGACGCTGACTCGATATGGGGCGCGTGGCCAATCGGTTCTCGTCTATGGCTGTTGAGGCGGTCAAAAATTGCGCCATCGGAAGCGCAGGAAGGGTCGACCCTCGTTCGAATAAAATTCTACATTCAGGAAGCTTTGCAGCCGCTCATCGATCTCAAGATCGCATCCGCGATGGAAGTCATGGTCACGCGTACGGACAAGCAGCGCGTCGATGCTTTGGTCCGATTATTCCGTGGTCCTACGATCGAGATCGAGCTGCGGTACCAGGTCCTGTGGTCAGGCATCTTGCCGGCTGATATCTAAATGCCTTGGACAACGCCCACTCTTAGTTCGGTCCGCAGCTCCGTCCGCGATGCCGTCCGCGGTCGGTTGCCTGGCGCTGATGCGAACGTTCCAAACAGTGTGCTGCGTGTCGTCTCTGACGCGATGGGCGCGCTTTGCCATCTCGTGCTGCAGTACATAGACTGGCTGGCGAAGCAGCTTCTGCCCGATACCGCCGAGACCGAGTGGCTCGATCGCCATGGTGATATCTGGCTCGTCAATTCGGACGGCTCGACTGGGCGCAAGCTGGCCACGCCCGCGGAGGGCACTGTGATTTTTATCGGGGATGCGCCAAACATCATTGTGCCGATATTCACGCAGCTGGTCTACGCAACGTCGACTTATCAGACGACTGCTCAAGTCACGACCGGTGCGCCCGGTTCTCCGACGCCTGCGCCGATCATCGCCCTGCAGACTGGCGCGATCACAAACCTGCCTAGCGGCACCTCGCTGTCGTTTGCACCCGACGCGCCGGCATCCTTAGCTGGCGTAACTATCGCTGTCGAAACGCTTGATGGCGGCACGGACGACGAGAGCGATGATGATCTACGGCTCAGGGTCCTAGCCAGGATCCGCAAACCACCGATGGGTGGCGATGCGGATGACTATATCGCCTGGACGGAGAGCTATCCCGGGGTCACGCGCGCCTGGTCGTATCCTCTGGAAATGGGTATGGGGACCGTGACTGTGAGATTCATGATGGACGATTTACGGGCCGACAATGGCGGCTTTCCGCTGCCGGACGATGTTCTTGCCGTAGCGGACTATCTCGACACGGTTCGCCCCGTTGCCGTGAAGGATTTTTTCGTCGAGGCGCCGATTCCGTTCCCGGTCAATATCCCGATTAGAAACTTGAACCCCGGCGATCAGGCGACGCGAAACAACATCACGGCGAGCCTGGAGCAGGTGTTTTACGAGCGTCAGACTCCGGGACAAACATGGTTCGAGGCCTGGACCGATGAAGCAATAATGAGCGCCGTCGGCGTCATCTCTTACAACTGCAAACCCGGGGATGTCGTAATGCCCAATGCCGGATGCATGCCGACGTTGGGCAACATAACATACGCTTAGCAATGTCCGGGCCAGATTTTGGCGCTGATTTTGGCCTTGACTTCAATGCGCTGTCGCAGTTGCCGCCGCAGCCGCCCGCAAGGCAGCGGCAGTTCACGGATGCAGATCGCCATGTACGCCGATCAGGAAGTGATTACGGACTGGCGCTGTTGCAGCTATTGCCGCAAGGCCAGGCGTGGCCGCGAGATCCGCTCAGCACGCTCGTTCGCTGCATCTCCGGTCTTGCAGATTACTGGGGGTTCGTCGATGGCCGGGCCGCCGATCTTTTGGAAACGGAGAGTGATCCGCGCGCCACTCGTGAACTGCTGCCGGATTGGGAGCGCAACTGGGGGCTGCCCGATCCGTGCTTAGCGAACCCGCCGACGGCTCTTACGGAGAGACGGCACAATCTCGTCACTAAAATGACGCTGCTCGGCGCGCAGTCGCGGGCGTATTTCTACAGCGTCGCTGCGAGCCTCGGATACACCATTGAGATTACTGAATTCGCGCCGTACATGACCGGCGTCTCGCGTTGCGGAGACACGCGGGGGCAATTCAATCCTGGCGATCCGAATCACTACCACTGGACGCTGGGGCCGCCGGAGAATCGGTTCTATTGGACTATTCACGTATCGGCTAAGAAGCTCGTTTATTTTCATTGTAATTCATCGCAGTGCGGCGTTGACCGTCTCTTGAGAATTGACATAGCAACCGACCTGGAATGTATATTCAACCGTTGGAAACCCGCGCATACGAAGATCGTTTATGATTACTCCTCGATGGAATCGCTCGACTTTACTCAGCCATTCGATACGCAATATCTGGCGCTAGGAATCATGTGATGGCGGATAATAAACAGATCAAGGATGGCCTCGGGAATACCTTTACCATCAGGATGAAAGATATCTCCCCGTCGTCCGACGGCAGTGTGCAAAGATCGATGGTCTATTCATCGCTCTATCCGCTCGATTACGGCGCCGGTGGAAGTTTCCAGCATGTTGCGAAGTCCGGGGTCATGGCCGCGATGCTGCCCGCTAATTCTCCCGTCTACTCGTTTCGATGGGTTGCATCGGGGATGATCGCGTTGATCTGGCGAATGCGAATGACGGCGTGGACCGTTACCGCGTTTTCCGGCGGTCTTGCATCGTTCGATCTAAACGTGGCGCGTAATTTCACTTCGCCCGATAGCGGCGGCAGGGCTGCCAATTTCGCGGGCAACACCAATAAATTGCGGACAAGCATGGCGTCGTCTACCGCGGAGATTGCATGGTCCAATACCGCTACGTTGAACGCAGGGGCGCGTACTCTCGACGTCGCGCCGATAGAAAGTCTGTCCACGCCAGCGCCTATGACAGACAATTCTCTTTTCCGGATCGAACCTCTTCTGCTCTTTCAAAAAGACAAGGCTGACCATCCTCTCGTTCTCGAGCTTGACGAGGGTTTCGTCCTCACGGCTTCCGTTCCGCCGACAAACAGTACATGGGCGTTCGCCGTTGCGCTCGAGTGGGATGAGGTCCCGAGTTATTGATAGGAGGCTCCAATTCGCTACAATGCTCCGCTCGATCAACCTGGCAATCCCAATGCGCCGTACGTGGATGGCAACCCCGCGGCCGGCATCCAGGGTTCTATCGTTCCTGCAGCTTCGATAGAGTTCGACCAGCGCGAGGTCATCGAGGTCATCACGCGCGCGAATACCCGTGGTTATTCCGATTTCGATGAGATACTGTGCGGCGTGCCGTCGAACGCAGACCTTCAACAACTCCGCAAAGCGATCGAGGGCTTCATCAGGAATTGGGAATACATCATCAGCACCGAGGTCACATTCACGGTGCACGGGCCTGGCGCGAGGTTTCACGATCTCATCGAGGCGTTTGCCTATCTCGGCAAATATCGCATCACGCCTACCGGTCATGTCATTTTGCAGCTGGCTGGCGCAGCGCCTGGGAGCGCCCAATCCACTCAATACGTCTACACTCAGTCCATCGAAATAGCGCACCCGAACAATGATCGCATCTCGATCTTTGGCGCACCGATGCTTGCGCCGGTGTCGAGGGACGATACCGGCTACGCATGGAACAGCAACAGCGTCTCGCAACGCGCCGCCGATGCGGTTACGAACCTTGCAGTTTTGCGTACGAAATTTGCGACGGAGCTGCATTTCTCGGGTCCGATTACCTCCTGCTTGCGGATCGGCGGTGTAGCGCTCAGGCATCTTGACGGAATTCTTTTCACTGGCGATGGGAACCCGGACCAGAGCGGACTCAATTTCAACTGTTCCGGCTATATGAATAGCCTTGCGCGAACGCTGGCAGGCGATACGGGGTGGGCTTACGACGGATTGGCTGCTGCAAACTTCAAAGGCTACTATGGCGGCTTCATGTGGGAAAATGGCGCCTGCATGGGTATTCTCGGAGAAACAGCCGATCAGAATTTTGTCTCGCCATTTATCGCGGTAGGCAATTCGTACGGCATGGTTTGCAGGAATGGCGGGTTCGTGACCAGTTACGGAAACGGCATTTGTCTCGGCAGCGATCATGATGGATTTCAGGTCTGGGTGCGTAGCGGCGTTCAGTGGGATGGCGGTCTGTTTTGCAACGCCAACGGCGAAAGTGGTATTGCCTGCTATCTATGTTCTGCCGGATGGGTTGACGGCCCGAAGAGTTTCGGAGCGAACATCGGGCCATCGCATTCTTACAAGAATGGCACTGGACTTTATCTGGAAGGGACCAACATTTCGATTGTTTGTGATTTTGGAGCCGGTGGGAATGCGAATTCCACGCAGGTTAACGCGGGCAACAATAGCGGCGTCAGGCTGCGGTCAGGTTCTGTCAATTATACGCCATGTAGCCCGGCCTTTGGTGTGGTCGGCAACAACAATTCCTTAATTGCCAGCTGATGGTGGTGCGCGATGACAATGCTGCTATACTGTATCGATGGGGTTGTTCGCGGCTGGCACGAGAGTGAGCAGCAGGTCGATGCCTCGGCCTATGGCACCGGCGTGCGGGTGATCCCTTACGCTGCGCCGTTGTCGACTCTCGACAAGGTTGGCCCTGAGCCTGATAATCCGCTGTTCGACTCACGGCCCTACGCTGCGCCCGTGGAGACTACAGAGACGTTGATTGCCTATACCGGTCAGGCGAGGTGGGAAGTTGCCGTCGCCGGAATAACTTTCCTCAGCATTCCGGTAAAAACCGATCGGGTGAGCCAGACACTGATAGGCAATCTTGCGCAGTATGCAGCGTTGATAACCCCAAGTACGGATATAGATTTTACGCAGGACGGCGTTGCTTACAAAATTACGGCGAATGACGCGATTAACATGAACAACCAGATCGTTGCGTCGATTCAGCAAGCTCGTGGCGTGGAAGCTGTGTGCATTGCCGATCTGACGTCGGGGGCTCCGACTATCCTGACATATGATGACGTCGACGCGCGCTTTGCGGGCATGTCTCGTGTACGGAAAAAGTAAATGTCCGGTCCGACATATTTCGAGGCGGCGATCAATATCGCGAAAAACGAAGATTGGGTCGTGCCATTTCAATACGGCTATTACGATACGGACGGCGTAACGGTTCTTCCGATCGATCTCACCGGCTCTATTATCAAGATGGAGATTCGAATTCAGGAGACCGATCACGAAGCGCTTGTGTCGGTGTTCACACCAGACAACGGCATCGTTTTTGACAATGACGATCCGACCACTGGCCGCTTCACCGTCACACTCACCCGCGACAATTTGATAAGGCTCGCGACCGGGATCTATGTGACGGATCTCGTTCGTTTGATGCCGCAGGGCTA